ATAATTTGACAAAAAAATGGGACACCCTACCCCTCTGAACTTGTTGATTTTCAAGACTGTGAAAGGTGTCCCGTCAAACAATTTTTAGCCTTCAAAAAAGTTTGACAAAAAGTGGGACACTTTATTGAGAATTATTCGCAAGTAAAGAATCTGCAAATTTGCAGGTTTGTTTATAAGGCGTCTTTGGGGGTGTGTTGTCCTGTCCGGAATCTGCAATTTTTGCAGGTTTTGGACAGTGGGGGTGGGTGCTGTGGGTGGTGACAATCTGCAATTTTTGCAATTTTTCACCATACCTCTAAGCCCGTGCGGGCTTTATCAGAATTCGCAAATTTGCAGATTATGATAATCCTATCTCCCGCTTTTTCTTCTTCTCGTGAAATCTTTGCTTGAGCCCACGGCTTATCCGTCCTTATATCTTTAAATAATGATATGTCATGAAGCTTTATACTGTTGATGAAGTAGCACAGATCTTACGCCTTAGCAAACGCACAGTCTATTCTTATATTGAGTTCGGCTATCTCCGCGCAATACAAGTCGGAGAAAAGAAAGCTTTGCGAATCCCCGAAGATGCCCTGCACGAGTTTTTAAAACTCAATCAAACCGTATTTGAGATTGTGCCTCGCCCTCGTCGCCCTCGTCGCTAATTTTGTGAAATCTTTGCTTGAACTTCCTCTTTTCTTATGACATCTTATAACCCAATGATTGCGCTTGACGAGCGTCTGAACCTTGCGGGTTTTACGGAGGAAGGTTGTTGCGTAGAGTTTGATGTGGTAGCTTTGTCTTCGATATGCATTGACCGTTCCTACGGCAAGCTTTGTTTTCCAGAAGCAGTTCTTGAGGCGAAAGTCCACACCCTCGTAGGAAAACCCGTTCTACTGGACCACAAGTGGGAAGTTGAAAATATGGTTGGAGCTGTAGTGAAAGCGTGGTATGAAGACGGAAAAGTTTATGCACGACTACGCATTCCAAAGCAAGGGAACGAAAGGCTTATTGCCCTTCTCCAGATGTCTCCAAGTCCAGTGAAAAGTGTATCTGCCGGGCTCATCGTTAGGACTGAAAAGCTTGAAGACAAATATGTCGTTCAAGATCTTGAGTTCAAAGAGATAAGCTTTGTTTTCGAAGGTGCAGACAAGAACGCAAGGGTGCTAAATTCCCATGATTGCGGGTGCAAAAAGGAAGCCCTCGGTGTTTCAAACTGGTGGGATGACCCGGAGCTAAGGGAGAAGGCTCCAAAGGATTACTTCCTTGACCCAGAGAATAGACGCTATCCCTACCGCACTTGGGAAGGCGAAATCTCTTGCGATAGGCTAAAAGCAGCGATGAGCCTTGCGTCTTTGCACGGGCATCATCGCATCTATGCAAGGGCTAAAACTTTGTATGAAAACCATTGCAATAAAGGAGGTGCAAAACATGCTTGAGCACTTTGAAGCCATGACGAGAGAAGAGCTTATTTCAGCTATTGAGGCTTTGCAGACAAAGCTTTCTGCCCTTGAAAAAGAAAACTTGGCCCTAAAGGAACTTGCGGAAATAGGACAGAAGTATATTGAGCATCTGAGGCGGGAAGCGGTAAGGCTCGTCAAGCTCGTTGACGGAGAAAAAAGCCCCCTCCTGAAGCTCATTGAGAAAGCGGATGTGGAGGCCCTAAAGGAACTTGTTGACGAATACACCGAGAAAGCTAAAGAGTTGTATAAGCCATCCAGCCAGAGAGCCCAGCTTGAGTTTGAAAAATCTATTGAAGAGATGAGTTATGCGGAGCTTAAAAAACTTGCTGAAAAATTAGCAAAGGAGGTGTAAATCATGCCTGTAACCGGAGCTACCTTGCCAGAACTGTTTCCTCAGTATTACGAACGCAAGCTTCTTGCCTACGTGAAAGAAAACCTCGTAGCCAATCGCTACGGGCAAAACTTCAGTCTTCCTCGTAACAGTGGAAGGACTGCAGTCTTTACTGCTTTTGAACCTCTCCCCGTGAATACGACTCCCATCACCTTCCAGCCGACCCCCGCCACTGGAGCAAGCTTAGCCACAAGACAAGTCTCCGTCACCGTGGAGGAATACGCAAACTACATTGACCTTGACGACTTTACTGACATTACGAGTTTTGTTCCTCTACTGGACAGGGCAGTAGACCTACTTGCCTATAACGCACAGCAAACGCTTGACAGGATTGCAATGAACGAGCTAACCTCTGGCACGAATGTTATATACGCTGGAGATACGATCTCAAGGGATGCTTTGGATGGCACAAAGAAGCTTACCAAAACTGAGATAAGAAAAGCAGTTATTCAGCTTGAGAGGGCAAACATCCCCAAGTTCCCCGACGGCTCCTATGTCTGCATCTTGCACCCAGACAAACTCCTTGACCTCTTTACTGATAGCGAACTCATAACTCTTTCCATGACCAGAAAGGACCCCATCGCAACAGGCTACATTGGGGAATTCTTTGGAGTGAAGTTTGTCTCTACAACTGCAATTCCTATCCTTAGGAACTCTACCAATAAAGATGTCTACCTGACCCTTGTGCTTGGAGCCAATGCCTACGGAGTGGTGGATATAGACGGGAACACCTTGCAGACCGTTTACACGAACATGGACAAGCTCGGAAGGGTCAAGACAGTGGGCTGGAGGGCATTCTATGCGGTGAAGAGACTTTATGAAGCAGCCATCGTGCGTATTGAAAGCAACTAAGGAGGCTTGCGATGAAGGTTCTTGTTAAAGAAAAAGTGAATATCTGGGTGAACGGTGAGGAGTTTGTCTTTGAGGCTGGAGTTCAGGATGTGGATGAGGACAAGGCAAGGATTCTTATTGAAGCGGGCTACGCTGAAAAGATAGAGGAAAAACCTAAAAAGGGAAGGGTTGAGCAATGATAACTCCAAGCGAGGTTAGGGAGTTTCTGAACGATAACGAGATGCCTGATGAAATTTTGCAAAATTGCATTGAACTTGCGGTCAATAGGGCTAAGAGATTGCTTGGAGTGGAAGACTTGCCAGACACTCCAGAGGTAAAGAAGGCTTTAATTTTGCTTGCGGCGAGCGAGCTTGCGTCAAGTGTGAACCTCTACTGGAGGCGGGCGGAAGACTATCAAACTATGAATGTGAAAAACCTGATAGCTGAGGCGGAGCGCCTACTCAAGCTATCTCCAAAAGGAGGAGCCATAGTATGGAGATAGATGAACTCAGAAGATTCTTTGACGAGTTCCCGAGAAAGATCGCACAAGCCAGCCAGCTTGCCCTTACGAGGGCGGCTGAAAAAATTCAGACCGACTTATCAACAATCTTCAAGACAGAAGGTAGGTCTCATGGTGTAGATTGGAAAGATTTAAACCCTCGCTATCTTGCCTATAAGGTTAAAAAAGGCTTTTCTGAGAAAAAACTCCACAGGACAACCACCCTTGCCCAAAGCTTTACTTATAAAGTCCAAGACTGGAAGGCGGTAATCGGAACGCCCGTTCCTTATGCGGTTTATCACGAAACGGGCACCAGACGTGGCATCCCTCCACGCCCTTACATGCAACCTGTTGTGAAGAAGTTTTTGGAGGATAACCACTTCAAAAAAATCTTTGAGAAGAGCCTGAAGGAGGTGCTATAGGATGTTGACCGAGCTTGATACTCAGATCGGAAACGCTTTGCAAGGGCTTGGGCTAACGGTTCTCTCTAAAGTGGATAAGCCCACGGAACTTTTCACGAAGCCTAAAACTACGCCATGCGTTTGGTATATCATAGAGAAAGCGAGGCTTGAACCCGTTTCAAGCTTTGCCTTTTCTGTTGACTTTGAAGTCTCTGTATTTCTTTTCTACAGGAGCTTGCGGGAAAAAGGGCAAGGAGCTTATGAACTTTTAGAGCGTATTCTAAGCACATTGAGCCTTAAAACCCAGTTTAACCTTATCCCTCAAGGGATTGAACTTTACTACCACGAAAGCGGAGAGTTTGCATTCCTTTTAAGCTTCAAAGGCAACGGTAGGTTTGTTGTCCCTCAAGAAGAAGAACCGCTTACCACCCGCATAACCGTTTACGAGGGTGAGGAATTTGTATCGGAGGTGTATAAATGAGGTATAAGGTAAAGCTAACTTACCCAACGATACTTATGATCGGGCAAAAAGAGTATCTTCTCTTCCCGGGTCAGGAAGTTGAACTTCCTGAGACCGCCGAGGTGGTCAAGACTTATGAGGGGCTTGGCTACCTTGAGCCTTTACCAACAAAACCTAAAAACACCAAAAAGGAGGTAAGCGATGCCAGCTAATTACCTTCACGGTGTAGAAACCATAGAAATAGTGAAGGGACCAGTTCCGGTTAGGGAAGTAAAGTCAGCTGTTATCTTTCTGGTTGGGACTGCACCCGTGCATTTGACCAGACCTACTGGTATTTCTGAAAGCGACTGGTATGAGCAAACGGTGAATAACCCTCTCTTAGTCCTGCGGAGGGAAGACGGCATAACCTACTTCGGTGATGCCACTCCGGGCTACACGATACCTTACGCCCTTGATGCTATCTTTGATCATGGGGGTTCAACTGTTATCGTGGTTAATGTCTTTGACCCAAGAAGGCACAAAAACTCGGATAATCAACCCGACCCTTCAACCGTTACCCAAGCTGACATCATCGGCACTTACGACGCTACAACAGGAAAAAGGACAGGGCTAAAGATAATTGACGAGCTATACAGCAGGTTTGGCTTTACCGCAAAGCTAATACTCTGTCCGGTCTATTGCGAGTCTCCGGGTGTGATGGCAGAGATGATAGCACTTTGTGAGACCCACAGGGCTTTGGCACTAATTGACGCCCCTGCGGGCTTGACTCCTCAACAGGTTATTAACGCAAGAGGTGCAGGTGGTCAGCTGAACACTTCTGCTTACAGGGCAGTCATTTGCTATCCTCACCTTAAAGTTTATGACCCAGCAACCAACTCTGAACGCCTTGAACCCTTCAGCCAGCGCTTAGCTGGAGTTATAGCTAAAGTAGACCATGAGGAAGGCTACTGGTATTCTCCATCCAATCACGAGATCCTCGGCATCATCGGAGTAGAACGTCCCATTACATGCGCTATAAACGACCCGAACACTGAAACAAACCTTTTGAACGAAAACGGCATCGTCACAGTCTTTAACAGTTTTGGAACGGGCTACAGGGTTTGGGGCAACCGCACCGCTGCGTGGCCATCCAAATCAGACCCAAAAAACTTTATCTCCGTCCGCAGAACCGCGGACATTATCGCAGAAAGCATAGAGTATGCAACTTTGCAATTTTTGGACAAACCCATAACCGTAGCAATAGACGGGGTTTTAAGCATGGTAAACGCTTTTATCCGAACCCTCATAGGAAGAGGTGCCCTCGTGGACGGTAAATGCTACTTCCTAAAGGACAAAAATCCAGAAACCAATCTTGCCAACGGACACCTTACCTTTACTTACGAAATAATGCCACCAACTCCAGCGGAGCGTATTACGTTTGAACAAGTGATAAACATTGAACTTCTTAAAAAACTTGTAGGAGGTTAAGCCATGCCAATTGAGGTAAGCAAAGTCTTCAACGCAAGGGTGTATATAGACGGCACGGACTTTATAGCTAAAGCTGAAGAAGTAGACCTTCCAAGGGTCAGGTTCAAGTTTGCTGACGCAAAGGCGCTTGGGCTCTACGGAGAGATGGAGCTCCCAGCTGGGCTTGATAAGCTTGAAGCAAAGATCAAGTTCAACAGCATCTACAGTGATTTTATCGCCCTCGCCTCAAACCCGTTTGTCCTGCGGACTATTATTGTTAGAGCATCCAAACAAGACTGGGATCAGAGAGGAGTAGCACGAGAAGTTTCTGTTAAAGCTGAGATGAGAGGCTTTTTCAAAGAGTTTGACAGCGGGAAGTTTAAAGCCAGAGATGCCGCAGAAGCGGAAGCCACGATTTCCGTCCTGTATTACAAGCTTGAAGTTGACGGCAGGGATGTTGTAGAAGTGGATGTGATGAACAACATCTACAAAGTAGAAGGGCGGGACATTCTGCAAGACTACAAGGCTAATATAGGAGGTTAAAGATGGCTAAGGAGATAACTCTTCCCAGTGGGAGGATCGCAAGGATTAAGGAAGGAAAGGGTAAAGACCTCTTCTGGGCTTTATCAAACTCAACAGGGCAAAACGACATTATTAAGCTTTTGATAGTAAGGCTTACGGAGATAGACGGAAAACCTCTTACGGAGGACGACCTTGAGGAGCTTCCTCTTGCTGATGTGATGACCCTTATGAAAGAATTTACGGAGATATATAACCCTTTGTCGGGGCAGAAGTCATTTTAGCAATGGTTAAGCACGGTTTTTCTTACACAGACTTGGCTAATATGTCTTATGCAGAGCTAAGGTTCTGGGCTAAGAAGCTTTCTGAATACTACGAAGAGCAGGCTACACTTTTAGAAGATGAATGATGGACTTTTCTGTTGCAGTAGTCATTCAGCTAATAGACAACTTCTCCCGCCAGCTTACTGGACTCAAAGACGGAGTTTCGAACTTTAATAATGAGCTAAACAAGACGCAGAACAAACTCAGGAGTTTTGGAGAAACCCTAAGACAAGCCTTTGACCCAAGGGCGATTTGGAGTGCGTCGGAGAAATTAGAAGATTTCACTTTGAAAGTCGCACAAGCTACAGCCTTACCTTTGGCTACTCTTTATAAAACTTTGGATGCATATAAAAGCTTAGAACTTGCACAAGCGGAAATGGAGGTAGCCCTCATGACTAAAGAGGGCTTACCTACGGGGGAGATCATGGAACTGAATAAACAAGTAGAGGAATTGGGAACAAAACTTCCGGGAACGACAGCAGACTTCTATCGTGTAGTTACCGCCCTTAAGGGTGCAGGTATGGAGCTGGATAAAATCACGAACGGCGGACTGAAGGCGGCATCCTATCTATGGGTGCTATTCAAGGAAGAGGCTTCTCCGAAAGAAGTCGCTGAAATGGTGCAAAGTTTCTCCAACGCATACAAGATAGCCGGGCAGGACTTTGAAGCTTTCGCTGATCAAATCCAGAGACTGAAGTTTGCAAGCGGTCTAACACTAACACAAATCGCATATGCGACGAAGTATTTCTCCGCCGAGCTCGGCCAGTTGGGCTTTACAGGGCTCCAAGCATCTAAATTCATGCTGGCTTGGATCGGAACTCTTAAACAGTTTGGCGTAGCTGGAGAAACCGCTGGCACAGGCATACGCTCTGTCCTTCAGAGAATTCCTGAATTAAACGAACGCCTTGAAAAGCTACGCAAACAAGGACTTGATATAAACATCAACCTGAAAGATTTCTACGACGAGAAGGGTGCCTTCAAACTTGAAGAGTTCCTGATGGCAGTTAGAAAAGAACTCTCTGCTATTCAAGACCCACTCCAAAGGATGCAGGCTCTCAAGCAATTATTTGACATGGAAGGTATGCGAGCCATAGCCCCTCTCCTTGCTGCAACTAAAGAAGAAGCCCTTATGTATCTTGAGGAAATCAGAAAAAGCATTGAGGCAACCCACGACCCAAAAAAGATTGCGGAATTCCGAGAACAATACGAACAACTAAGGAAACAGATTGAAGCGGGAGGGTTCTCAGGACTTGAGAAGATAACGAGGGAGATGGACAACCAAGCAAGCCTCCAACAGAGGCTTAACCGACTGATGAACACATACGCAAACGCCCTTGAGGCGGCGCAAGGAACGTTTATAAACTTACTGTCCGTGATTGGTTCTCTGATTGCTCCCACCTTGATAGCTATACTGAACCCTTTGAATGATATTTTAGGAAAGCTTGCAGATTTTATACAAGAGAACAGAACAGTGGCACGGGTTCTTACACTTACAGTTGGCGGATTTGTTAGCTTCCTTGCGATTATGGGCACGGTTAGCTTGGCTGTTGCTTCTTTCATGAAGCTTTTCAGCTTTGCATTTGCACCTGTCAAGTGGTTAATGACTATATCGCTTATCAAAAATCTTGTCTTAGCGTTCAGGGTGTTTAGTATAGCCCTACTCACCTCCCCCATTGGCTGGATTGCTCTTGCCATAGGTGTTCTAATCGGTGCTGGTTATCTTCTTTGGAAGCATTGGGACACAGTAAGTAGGTGGCTTGCTAAGGCTTGGAGTTGGCTAAAATCATCTTGGCAGAAAGTCCTTGAAGTCCTCATAAACATCAATCCGTTTTTCGCTCTCTTTAAAGCAATAAACAAGCTTGTTCAGTATGTGTTCGGTATAGACCTTTTCACTGCGGGC